GCAGCAAATGATTATTATGAACTTATGTGGAGTTCTACTGACGATCACATTCAAATCAAGGCACGTACCGCAAATGGAGTTGTTCCTGCTATTCCATCAATTATTCTTACAGTAGTCTCTGTATAATTGTTAAATTATAAATACCTAAATGCATACTTATAAAAATGGAAATTGAAGATATTATTTTAAAAGAAGGTGATGCATATCTTTCTAATCCAAACTTAAAGAGAGCAAATACATCAATTCAATTTACAGAAGAACAAATTATTGAGTTCTTAAATTGTAAAGATGACCCTGTTTATTTTGCAAAGAAATACATTAAAATTGTCAACGTTGATGAAGGTCTTATTGGTTTTAATATGTGGCCTTTTCAGGAAAGATTAGTCAATAATTTTCATAAGCACAGATTTAATATCTGTAAAATGCCGCGTCAAGTTGGAAAATGTTTTAGTATAAATACAATAGTAAAGGTGAAGCATAAAATCACCGGAGAAATTGTTGAATTAACTGTCGGAGAACTTTATGAAAAAATCAAGAAAGAAAACAATCCTAACTTGTCTTGATTGTGGAAAGGTTGTGTGTGGCGGAAAGCATTTATCACATCACATCCAAAAAGAACACGGATATAAAAATTATGAAGAATATAAGATTAAATATGAGTTAATTAAAACTGTGGAGCAGTTATTAAAAGAAGGTGCAGTAGAATGTAAAATATGTGGTTTAATAGCACACGACTTAACATCTCATATAACAAGAACCCATAAAATTACAACTAAAGAATATAAAAATAAATATAAACATAATATTAGAAGCGATGATTATATACAAGATCAATCAAATAGAATACTGGGTGATAAGAACCCTGCATATAATCACGGAGGAAAATATTCCCCATTTTCAGATAAATTTATTTACTCCGATAAAATAGATAAAGAAGAACTTATAAAAAAAGTTTCAGAGTCATCTAAAAATAACGGCAATAATAATACAACAATTAAATATTGGATAAAAAAAGGTTTTACCGAAAATGAAGCAAAAGAAAAAATAAGCGAAAGACAATCTACATTCACTCTACAAAAATGTATTAAAAAGTATGGAGAGGAGGATGGTATAAAAATATGGGTAGATAGACAAGAAAAGTGGAAAAACAGTTGCAAAAAAACCAAATGTAATGGATTTTCTAAAATTTCTCAAGAACTATTTTGGAAAATTTATAATAATTTAAATCAAAAAGATTGTATATTTTTCGCACAGTTAGATGAAAATAAAAATCCAGACCATAGTGGTATTAATAATGAATATAGACTAAAGACTTCTCATAGAATGCTTCTTCCAGATTTTATTAATATCAACCTAAAAAAAATAATAGAATTTGATGGAACTTATTGGCACAATAAATATAAAATTACCAATACAAATAGATTGAGGGATAGTGATCGTGATGAAATATTAATTAAATCTGGATATGATGTACTACATATTAAAGAAGAGGATTATAAAAATGATCCAGATGAATGTCTGATAAGATGCTTGGATTTCTTAAATGAATAAGTTTATAGAACAATTTAATTCAAATGATTGGGAAGTTGAGACTCCTTCTGGATGGCAAGATTTTTCTGGTATTGCGAAGACTATAGAATATGATGAATGGATCGTAACCACAGAATTTGGAAAATTTTTAATATGTGCCGATAAGCATATTTTTATAGATAAAAACTGGGATCAAATATTTTGCGAAGACTTAAAAGTTGGTGATGAGATACAAACATCAGACGGTATAGAAAAAATTTCATCAGTAGAGATTACAAAAAATAAGTCTAATATGTATGATTTAGTTGATGTTGGTGGTGGAAACATATACTACACCAATAACATAGTTTCCCATAACACAACAACGGTAGTATCATACTTATTACACTATATTTTATTTAATGATAATGTCAATGTCGGAATTCTGGCAAATAAGGCAACAACATCAAGAGAAATATTAGGAAGATTGCAATTATCGTATGAAAATCTTCCAAAATGGTTACAGCAAGGAGTTATAGTTTGGAATAGAGGATCTTTAGAATTAGAAAACGGATCAAAAATTATTGCCGCATCCACCTCCGCCTCTGCGGTTAGAGGTATGTCTTTTAATATTATTTTCTTGGACGAATTTGCATTCGTTCCAAATCATATTGCAGATGATTTCTTTGCATCAGTTTATCCAACTATTTCTTCTGGTAAAAAATCAAAAGTAATTATCGTATCCACACCAAAGGGTATGAATCACTTTTATCGTATGTGGCACGATGCAGAAAGACATAAAAGTGAATTTGTTGCCACAGAAGTTCATTGGTCTGAAGTTCCTGGAAGAGATGAGCAGTGGAAGGCAACAACCATTGCAAACACAAGTGAAGAACAATTCAGAGCAGAGCATCTTTGTGAATTTTTGGGTTCTGTAGGAACACTCATTAATCCATCGAAACTTAAAATATTAGTATATGATGATCCAATAAAAAGGAGTAAAGGACTTGATGTTTATGAAAATCCAAAAGAAGATCATAATTACCTAATTACCGTTGATGTTGCTCGCGGAATTGGAAATGACTATTCAGCATTTGTTGTTTTTGACATCACAAATTTTCCTTACAAAGTCGTGGCGAAATATAAAAATAATGAAATTAAGCCGATGCTATTTCCGGCAATTATTAATGAGGTTGCAAAGGCATATAATAATTCTTGGTTATTAATTGAAGTAAATGATATTGGAGATCAAGTTGCAAATATTCTTCACTTTGATTTGGAATATGACAATATCTTAATGTGTGCAATGAAAGGTCGTGCCGGACAAGTTGCTGGATCTGGATTTAGTGGTAAAAAATCTCAACTTGGAGTTAGAACAACTTCATCTGTTAAAAAGTTAGGATGTTCTAATTTAAAATTATTGATTGAGGACGATAAATTATTCATTACTGATTATGATATTATCAGTGAACTAACAACATTTGCCCAGAGGCATAATTCCTTTGAGGCAGAAGAAGGGTGTAATGATGATTTGGTAATGTGTTTAGTCATTTTTTCTTGGTTAGTTGCTCAAGAATATTTCAAAGAAATGACGGATAATGATATACGAAAAAGATTATATGAAGAACAAAAAAATCAAATCGAACAAGATATGTCTCCTTTTGGATTTATATCAGACGGTTTAGATGATTTTGAAGATTTTATTGAAGAAAAATCAGGGGACAGATGGTTGATTGCATCATCTAGAGAAAATGATAAACCAATAGAAGTTTGGAATGTTGATGAATATGGTGATGTATCGAGTGAATGGAACTATATGTCAAATTATCAATAATCATTTAGAAGGGGAGATTTTTATAAATACTTTTATAATATTCTGGATAGTCGGAGAAACAAGATGCCGCTAAATTTAGCATCTCCTGGAATTGTAGTAAGGGAAGTTGATCTTACTCTAGGTAGAACTCAACCAGCTTCAGATAAAATTGGAGCAATTGTGGCACCTTTTGCGAAGGGTCCGGTAGATTTGCCAATTTTAATTCAAAATGAAAACGAATTATTAAATAATTTTGGAGAACCATATACCATAGATAAGCACTATGAGCACTGGTTGAGTGCATCTTCTTATTTGGCATATGGTGGAGCACTTCGAGTCGTAAGAGCAAATGATAATGATTTAAGAAATGGATTTATAGGAATCGCAACTAGCGTTAAAATTGATAGTTTAGATCATTATATTTCTTTGGGGTATGATGATAATACTCTTACAGGCGTGACGGTTGCCGCAAAAAATCCAGGTTCTTGGTCTAATGGTATTAGTGTTGCCATTATTGATTCTAAAGTGGATCAAATCTTAAGTGGTATATCTACAACTTCAGTATCACAATTTACTGCCGCAATATCAAATAGAAGTGGAATATTAGTTGGTAGTGCAAGCACTGTAGCAATTACTACTACATCAGTTTCTGTTGGTCAAGAAATTAGATGCGATATTAGTGGAGTTATACCATCCGGATCTACTGTCACAGCAATTTCAACCGGAGTAATCACAATATCCAATGCTTCTTTACAGAGTTCTGATATTACTACGACTTTTGATTTTGGGACAACCTCAACAATATCTAATTCGTTACAAGTTGGTTACGGAGTAACTCAAACTGCTGTAGGTAAAGTAAATATTGGAATTGGAACAACTTCACTGCTGGATGGGTATATTAAAGGAATTATTACTGAAATTGGATCGAGTCAAATTGGAGTTAAAGTTTTAAGTCACGTTTCTGCAGCAGGAACAGAAACATTAAGAGACTATACACCATTTGGAGAATATTCTTTTACTTCATCAGGGTCACTTGGTATTCATACAAATTCTCAAACAACTTCATATGGAAGCACAACATATACCTCAAGATTAGATTGGTTCGATCAACAAACTATTAAATTGACCGGTGTTGGTCAAACAACCGGAACAACTATTAATTGGAATAATGTTGCACCAAAACCAGGAACTTCTTCATATGCATCTGCAAGAAATTCAAGATTTGATGAAGTACATTTAGTTGTAATTGACTCCGAAGGAAAAATTACAGGCAATTCTGGATCAATTCTCGAAAAACATTTGGGTATTTCTAAAGCATCTGATGCAGAATTTTCGGTTGGATCTTCTTCTTATTGGAGAAAGTATCTAGAAAATAACTCTGATTATATTTTTGGACTCAATTCTCCAACTGGTATCGTAACTACCGGATACAGTTCTGGATTTACTTTACAATCAGATGTTGGATGGAATCAAAATGCCGAGGGTGTTATTTTTGCGGCATCAGGATCTTCGACAAATGCTTTATCAGGAGGTCTTAATTATAGTGGAATAGCAACTATTACCACAGCAGGATCTCTTACGGCATCTATTGCCGAACTATCTGATGGTTATTCATTATTTACAACACCAGAAAATTATAAAGTAGATTTCTTGATTATGGGATCTGCCGCATATTCTCAACCATCTGCACAATCACTGGCTCAAAAACTCATTGCTGTTGCAGAATTAAGAAAAGATGCAATTGCATTTATTTCCCCATATAGAGGGGCAGCATTGACTGATACATCAACTCAAACTTCGGCAATTATTAATTCCACAAATACGATTACTAATAATGTAATTTCATTCTATTCACCACTCCAATCATCTTCTTATGCAGTGTTTGATAGTGGTTATAAGTATATGTATGATAGATTTTCAGATACATTTAGATATGTTCCATTAAATGGTGACATAGCAGGTATTTGTGCTCGTAATGATATTAATAATTTCCCCTGGTATTCTCCGGCAGGAACCTCCAGGGGTTCTATTCTAAATGCCGTTAAATTGGCATATAATCCATCAAAAACTGAAAGAGATCGACTTTATTCAAATAGAATAAATTCTGTCATCTTCTCTCCCGGAGCTGGTATTATTCTATTTGGTGATAAGACCGGGTTTGCAAAAGCATCGGCATTTGATCGAATTAATGTTCGCAGACTGTTTATTTATCTTGAGGATACAATTTCAAGAGCATCAAGAGATGTATTATTTGAATTTAATGATGAACTTACAAGAACTAATTTTGTAAATACTATTGAACCTTTCTTGCGTGATGTTCAGGCAAAGAGAGGTATATTCGATTATGTTGTTGTTTGTGACGAAACAAATAACACGGCAGCAGTTATTGATGCCAATGAGTTTAGGGCGGACATTTACATTAAACCAGCAAGATCGATTAACTTCATCGGTCTTACATTTATTGCCACCAAAACTGGTGTTGATTTTGAAGAAGTAATCGGAAACTTTTAATTAATCCAGAGGTTTTAAAACAATGGCAACTAGAAATCAGTTAAATCCACCACCTAAAAGAAAAATTACAGACTTTAAGAGTAAGCTGTCTGGTGGTGGTGCCAGAAGTAATCTCTTCGAGGTTGTTCTGTCCTTTCCGGATGCTGCCCCTGCTGATGCTAATGTTCTAGACAAATCTAGATTTTTGGTTAAATCTGCAGCAATGCCAGCATCAACCGTAACTCCATTACCGGTTGCATTTCGAGGGAGAACATTAAATGTTGCAGGAGACCGAACATTTGAAACCTGGACAATTACAATTATTAATGATACGGATTTTTTAATTCGTTCTGCATTTGAAAACTGGATGAATACAATAAACAAAGTTTCTGATAATACCGGCATTACTGATCCGGCACTTTATCAGGCAGATGCCTTTGTTTATCAGTTAGATCGTGATGGTTCAACACTAAGAGCATATCATTTTTATGATTTGTTTCCGACTAATATGTCTTCAATTCAATTATCATATGATACTGAATCAATTCAAGAATTTAGTGTGGAAATGCAAGTTCTGTGGTGGGAAGCAATTAAGGGAGATTCTGCCAAAGCTGGCGGTATAGACATCAACTAAATATAACATATTAAGAGTTTAATTTTATAAGATGGCAAAACTTTTTGGGTTTTCGATTGAGGATAATGAAAAAAAATCAAAATCAGTAGTCTCCCCCGTTCCTCCTAATAATGATGACGGGGTTGATCATTATATACAATCTGGTTTTTATGGCCAGACTATTGATATTGAGGGAGTTTATCGAACAGAATATGATTTAATCAAAAGATATCGTGAAATGTCACTTCACCCAGAATGTGAAGGTGCGATTGAAGATGTTGTGAATGAGGCAATTGTAAGTGATTTATATGATTCTCCTATAGAAATAGAACTATCAAATCTAAACGCAAGTGATAATCTTAAAAACGTAATAAGAAAAGAATTTAAATATATCAAAGAGATTATGGACTTTGATAAAAAGTCTCACGAAATTTTTAGAAATTGGTATATTGATGGTCGATTATTTTATCTCAAAGTGATTGATGTTAAAAAACCTGAGGATGGAATCAAGGATTTAAGATATATTGATCCTATGAAAATGAAATATGTGAGACAAGAAAAGAAAACTAAAAATAATTTTGGTCCAAATATATCCGTTCTTTCAAATTTAAATACAACTCAAATTGCATATCCGGAAATTGAAGAGTATTTCATTTATACTCCAACATCAACCTCCAACTATGCTCCAAGTATGCTCGGATCTTCAACCAAAGGTTCGGTAAAAATTGCAAAAGATTCAATTACATATTGCACTTCAGGTTTAGTCGATAGAACTAAAGGAACAGTATTATCATATCTTCATAAGGCAATTAAGGCACTTAATCAACTTCGAATGATTGAGGATAGTCTTGTGATTTATAGACTTTCTAGAGCACCAGAAAGAAGAATATTTTATATTGATGTTGGTAATTTGCCTAAGGTAAAGGCAGAGCAATATCTTAAAGAAGTTATGAGTCGGTATAGAAATAAACTGGTTTATGATGCGGCAACAGGAGAAGTTCGTGATGATAGAAAATATATGAGTATGTTGGAAGATTTTTGGTTGCCTAGAAGAGAGGGTGGAAGAGGAACTGAAATTACCACACTTCCCGGCGGTCAAAATCTTGGAGAACTTGCGGATATTGAATATTTCCAAAAGAAACTTTATAGAGCACTTGGTGTTCCAGAATCAAGAATTGCCGGTGGTGGAGATGGATTTAATTTAGGTCGTTCATCTGAAATTTTAAGAGATGAACTTAAGTTTTCTAAGTTTGTTGGAAGATTGAGAAAGCGTTTCTCAAATATGTTTAATGATATTCTTCGGACTCAATTAATTTTAAAGAATATTGTAACTCCGGAAGATTGGGAGAATATGAGAGATCATATACAATATGACTTTTTATATGATAATCATTTTGCAGAACTTAAAGAATCTGAATTATTAACGAACAGATTATCTCTGGTTACATCGATGGAAGCATATATTGGAAAATATTACTCAACAGAATATGTTCGCAAAAAAATTCTTCGTCAAACTGATGTTGAAATTATTGAAATTGATAAACAAATTGATGATGAAATAGAGAAGGGAATTCTACCTGATCCAAATGCCGCTGTAGATGAAATGGGAAACCCAATCCCAGCAGGTGATGCCGGAGTTGCTCCTCCAGAAGATCCGGCACTCGGAGAAGTTCCAGAAGAACCTCTTGCCCCAGAACTTCCTCCAGAACCCAAAGGTGGCAAGATATAAATAGTCTTATAATAATAAATTATTTAAATGGAAGAAATTATCGATTTGATTGCAACAGATGGTCCTGCATCTGAAATATCTGACAAAATTAAAGAAGTGTTGTTTGCAAAGGCAGGTGAAAGAGTGATTGCCGCTCGTCCATATGTTGCTGCATCAATGTTTGGTGATAGTGAGGATCAAGAATAATGGCAATTAAGATTGTTCAAAATGTGAATAGAGTAACTGCAGTTGTAGGTTCTGCGACTACGAGCAATCCTATTGCC